GACAGCAACCCCAAGATTCTCAAAGAGGCTCACGAAGCTCACATTTACAACGAAACCAGCAAACACGTCGAAGAGATCGAAAAAAAGGAAGCCGAGATCGCCAAGCTCAAGCAAGAGATTTTCAACCTGAACGGCACCAGATTCTTCTGACTCAAAAAATAAAAGTGTAGAGGGCAGTTAGGACCACCGTATTGTCCTTCGTGATAGACCCGCTGACCTTTCGCGAGAAGATGTCCCCATTTCCCTTCACGAGCGCCGCCTCGCGGTAAATCTGCGATCCCGCGCCGTTCCCCTCAGCCGAACCGACAACGGCTGTAAATCGCACCTTGAGACCTGTGGCTCCATCAGGGAAGTCGTAGGAAGTGTCCTTTTGGATGATCGTGCTGCCACTGAGCCCCGTGTCCGTGATCGCAGGAGGCGTAGAGCCGTCACCAAATACCATGGCGACGATCTTGTGGTTATCCGAAGAATCCCCGGCCAGCAGGTGTGCAAGGCTACTCCGTCCAAGATTCACGACGATGTTCGCTCCAGACACCGTGTCACGTACGTTTCCGTGCTCATCCACCGTTACGAGAGTCAGGAACCCGATCCCGCACGGAGCCCGCTCAATCACGTTGAGTTTTCGCAGATAACGTTCCGCTGCCTGCTCGTGCTTCCGAAGCACTTCCTCAATAACCGGATGCAACTTCTTTTTTCTCACTTAACCTCTCCCTTTAGTACAGGAACCTGAAAAGTGTTCCATAACTTCCACCGATAAGAGTAGCCACTGGAGTCACTCCGTAGAAACTACCATTGGTCGCTTTGAGTAATCCCGCTTTCGAACTAAAGCCAGTAATGTTGCGCATAAACGATTCCAGTGTGGTTATCGTACCCGCCGTGTTTACAGAAAACACTACCCCATCATTGCCGCTACCACCCTGAGTGCTGACACCATAAAATAAACCAGCACTAGCAAGCGCAAGAAACGCGAATGTTTGAGTAGGACCGGGAGATACCGGAAATGATGAAACAGCAGTATAGGCTCCAGTCGCAAGCTCCACCTTGTAGAACAATCCCCTGCCGTTAGTCCCACCAGCACTAGTCACACCGTAAAGAAACCCACTGTACTCCACGAGTGTTCCATAGGGTGTATCAAGCCCTGTTGCAAGCACTGTTATAGCAAACGTTGTCCCATCCATCTTGAAGACATTACCGACTGCATCAGTTCCATAAAAATGTCCGTTCGAAGCCTGCATCAACGAACGTGAAGAATTCACTCCGTCTGCACCAAACGCGTGAACAACGCTAAAGTCAGTGCCATCCCCAAGAATTCTGAAAACAGTACCCTGTCCAGACGGACCACCACCCGCACAGACACCATAAAGATATCCGTCAACGGCGTACACAAGTGATGAAGACGGAAGGTAGCCTTCATTACCTAACTGAAATGAATGAAGAACAGTCAGAGCCATAGGAGTGCGATTTATTTTGAATACACACCCTGCATCGGCGGAACCACCTACCCCCGAAGCGCCGTAAAGCCTGAGTGGATCAATCCCCGGTTCCGGTGCTTCCGTTAATCCACACTGTACGTCTCTCGCTTCATACGTACCGAAGTTGTAAGTGTCTAGCAAATTACCATCTAAATCGAATTTGAAAACCATGCCGTAACCAAGCAAACCTCCTGCTGATGTCACGCCGTAAAGATACCCGTCCTCACTGGATTGAACCAGAGAACTTCTTGGAGAAACTCCGTATTGAGTACTAGGAAAGAAATTGTGAAGCATTTCCAAATGGCTGTGGTAGACAAGCAACCGAGAGGCGTACCGGTATTTCCCGTCACGAAGTGGCGGGTCGTAGGGATCACGAGAAGGCCAATCATTCATGTCAGGCGCGAGATCGGCGATAGACATTCCAAAACCATTTCTGAGCATAGTGAAATAATATGGTTCCTCGGTGTCGCTCTCCGACGCGAATTCCAGAATTTCTCCCGGATGACAATAACCACGTTCCGGCAGCCTTTTCATGTTGATAGTCGGATCGGTGGAGGGATGAAGTCCTGTCAAATCCCTCATCACGCCGAGGTCGAGCGTACCCTTCCCGTCTGGCCGCGTGGAGTGGTGACCGTCACGGTAGTAAATCGGATCATCAGGCAGACAGTACGGCGCGTACCAACCGGGGTCCTGCGGATACCAGTCCACGTCCAATTCCATCGGGTCGTCCGGAATCGGACCGCACTCGAAAATCGGAAACATGAAAGCGATGTAGTCAAGCACCGTATGCGCAGGGCGAAAATAATCAACCCGTTCGAGCAGATATTTAAGGTCCTCCGGCGAAAAGGCAATCGCAAACGTGTTCGATTCCATCGGACAGGCCACAGGATCAGTCTTATAGGGATACCCCGGTGTTGGAGTGTACTGCACGAGCGGGTCGATATGAATTCCGAAATAAGGAGACTTATACCATGTGCCGCCATTTTCGAGAAGCTCGGGAGCCGTGTCAGGTGGCGGCAGCGGGTTATTCTGGTCGTCATAGTAGAGATAATCCACGCGGTTTGACGCCATGATCGTCGGGAAGAAAAGCGCGTAGTCCTCTGTCCAAAGCTCAGTGATCGTGATGTCGAAATCAAGGAGGTAGAAAAGAATTCGAAAGACTTCGAAGGTGCCCTTGCGCTTCCACAACTCAACGGCATTCTTGAGTTGAAACCTCTGAGACTCAAACGAGTCCTGTTTGTTGAGGGGGTAGCCAAGCAAATAGGCCAGCGCATCGAAATACTTAGTGTCGCACCGGTCGATGTCAAAAATGTCGGTGAACTGGTCGATGAACGACTTCACTTCATCCATCGTCATCCCAAGTATTTTCGTGAATACTTGAAGGTCGCCAGAAATCTTGTCATCCGTCTGCATCTGCGCCGGAAGAAAATCGAACAGGCGCTGTGTATAGAAGTTCCCGAGCACGATGGCAGGCTGTGATTCGGCGGAAGGCACAAGCACTTCAGTTTTCAAGCCGTCCGCCGGATTGACAGCGTACCGAATAGCTCGTGCCGTTACCCGGTCATTCTTCGTCAAAGGAAGAAGCGGTGAATCCGGAACGCTGAGCGTATCGAATGTCCAGTGCCCGGTCCGATCCGACTGTGTGATGCCAAGAAACGTACCGTTCACGTAAACCGATACCGTGACTCCTTCCTCCACGTTATTCGAGATATCAGACATGAAGAGGTCCGTACCATTGAACAACGGAACATCCCCGACAAGGTAACGTTCACTTTCGTAAATGTTTCCCAGTGGCTGTGAGAGATCCGCCTGAGTGTAAGGAGTATCCGGCTGGTCGATGCCAAGAACCGTGTAGATTTTCGTCGGATCGGATTTATCCTTCCCGACTGCTTTGGCCTGAAAATAAAAATGATCCCCGGATTTGACGTGCTGGACTCCGCCACCAAACGCGAAATCCGAAGTCTCCGCGCGCCACCTCTTCCTACCGTTCGAGTCAAGAATTGTGAAAACAGTCGCGACCCTTTTTGTGTTCAGATACACATAGACTATAGCACCGGAATTCTCATCGTCGAGAAATCCCATTACCTGCGACGTGTGATCGCTGAGTGTCAGACGGTCAACGACCGGAGCCGTAGTCTTTGTTGCCACTTTAGCTACCACCCCCCCTCACTTCCACGATGGCGTACATCATCGAATTGTTTCCACACTCAGCCGATAGAACGAAACGCCGAGTCTCGGTGAAACCGGGCATATTAATTCAGGATCTTCACGCTGGCATAGGTGGTCGTGGAGGTCCCGGTAGCGTTCCCATTATTGAGCTTCAGGTCTATTACCAGCGTTCCCGTTGTGTTGCACGCCGCCGTCGCTGTCGCCACGGCGAATACCCCGTTCGGGTTGGCAGTGGCGATCTGCGTCTCCCACGACGCCCCGCCAATGCAGGTCCCGCCCGCCCCCGTCGTGCGGCAGGTGATGGACGCCTTCGCTCGCCATGCGTTGTTCACGACGGTCGTGAACGTCGCTCCGCTCGTCGCAGTGGCGATGGTAACACCGCCAAGACTAAGAGTGAGAGTCTTTGTCCCGGCCCCGCCGTCCGCTGCCGAAATAAACCCGCCCATCTCAATCTCGATGGTACGCCCAATGGCGAGCGTATTGGTCGCGAGCGTGAGAGTCCCGACCCCGGTTCCGAAGAGCGTCGTGAGGTTGTTCGCTGTCGTAACGGCATTTGCCGTCTGCGTAAAAAGAGTGCCGGGAGTCGTTAATAATGTACCACTAGTACCAGAGAGTCCAGCAAGACTATGGGTAATGAGACCTGTAGGACCGATTCGCCAGCGATTAATATTAAGCTGACCAGATGTTTTCGCGGCACTCGTCTGGATGACAAAATCACCATACTCAATTATATCCGGACGCAACCCCCAATTACGGGAAGCGGCATCAGCCCCATACTGCCAGCCGAAAACATCCGTTGCTCCAACAGGGTACTTAAGGTCGAGATTGAAAACGGGCACCGTGACACCGATCCCAACACGACCAGCGGCGTCGAGCCTCATCTGTTCAGTGACTGTTGTTGAGCCAACTGGCGTCGTGGCGAACCGCAGATACGTACCGTGCGCGCTGTCCGTCCACGCCTCAGCCGCAGCGGCCCGGATGAAAGCCCGCGCCGTGCTAGAGTAGACCGTTGTGCCGCGTCCCTGCCAGTCAAACCCGCCCATCCCGCCATCGAGAGCGAGGGCAGTTGGAGACGCCCCCGTACCGAGAGCAGCACGAGCGGTGAAGAGAGGCACGCCAGCACCGAAGGCATCAATTGTAAATCGGCTGTTAATGGTATCCGCCGCCGCGGCATGGAAAACAGTACCAGCAGTAGGCGCCGGAAGCGTTGCCGCGTTATCCGAAGCTGTCAACCGCGACGTGGGTGCCGTCGTACCAACCCCAACAAGTCCGGTACTGTCGATACGCACAATCTCAGTAAGTGTGTTCGTCCCATTCGGACTCGTAAAAAACGTCAAATAAGAACCCTGAGCCGTATCGGTCCAATTTTGCGCAGCACTCATCCTTATCAAAGCAGCCGCGCCAGTAGAATAGACCGTCGTGCCACGACCCCGAGCCGCGTAGTCAGCAAGAATATCATTAGATACAACAGCAGTAGGCAGAGCAGCCGTACCCTGTGCCCGCCGCAAGGTGATGTTCGGTTGTGCGTTGCCGAAGGAATCTAAAACAAAACGGGCTAACGTGTCGTTCGCTCCACCAACATGAATTACAGTTCCTGTCGGAGGTGCCGGAAGCGCCACTGTATTATCGGAGACCGTCGCACGTGAGGTGGGCGCCGCTGTCCCGATACCAAGACGGCCTGTAGTCTCAACCAGCCGCATCCCCTCTTGAGTGATGCCTGCGCCGTCCTGATAGTAAAAAAGGAGGTTTCTTCCCCTGATAGCGAGGTTCTTCCATGATGTACCGGGGTGAATTGATCGGATCTCCCCGAAATCGCTAACGCTGTCGTACCCAATCCCGACAGCCTTACCCTGCGCCGAACCTGCGGCACCAAAGATCGCGTAGGTACTGTCCCATGTGCTCACGTTCCCGGAGGCAGACGCGAGATTGACAGAGAGCAGACCTGCCGGTGTAGCTGTTCCTATTCCGAAACGATTATCCGCGTCATTCCAGAAAAGGTTAGTCGCATCCTGAGTGTACGGACCACCCACACCCGGAAACACGATGCCCCCCGCCGTCATGTTCGTAATTGTCCCGGTGCCACCAAGAGTCGTCAGGATGGGGGATGTCACGGTTAAAGCACCACCAGCAAGTGTGAGCCCCGTGCTGACAGCAAGCTCTTCGATGACCCCGGCTCCGGTTGTTGATCGCCCGAGAAGCCGCGAAGAGGCACCCATGTCCTGAATTTTCGCGTACGTGATCTGACTATTATTCACATCAGAAGTGTCAACGAGCTTGCCTGTGTCAGCCTCCACACCACTCGCAACATAGCGAAATCCAGTACCTGTTGGAACGACCCCCGTTGTTGGCGGAGCATAATGGGGTCCTGCTGACCCTGCCGTCAACACATACCCCGTAATCCCGAGTGCGATGCACCCCAACGAAGTGGTCGTCGAAGCATAGACAATACAGCCCGTCGTACCTCCGGGAGTGGGAGACGCCCGATTGAACAGACTGAATTTTTCTTGCGCGGCAGCGATACCAGAAACGAAAAGCAGTGCAGTCAAGAATTTCTTGAACACCCTACCCTCCCCAACTCACGACTTTGATGCTTGAATGCGGCGACGTACTGGTCGTAATTCCTGCGCCTGAAACCACAGCGCCAGAATCCCAAAAACCATCAACGTAGACCATGACAGTTCTGCCAGCCAGATTCGTCGGGTTGACGAACGACATGTTCACATCGTTGATGACGCCGAACGGCGTTTCAATGAACGGTTTCGCCCCTGACGGGAACACACCGCTCAACGATTCGTCTGTCTGGAAATCCGGAGTCGGTGCATCCACCTGCGTGGTCGTGAAGATCCTGACATGCTCGATAACCTTGCCGGAAGCATCCGTTCCGAGTACCGGATTTCCCTGCTGATCAAAGTCGTTGATACGAATAAGCTCCCACCGAGACACCGGAATGTCCCCGTAGGATGGCGCTGTTTCTGTCGAGCCCTTCCGTTGAGCAAGCTGTACCGTTGCCCATGAAACCCCCGGCACAGTGAGAAGCAGCTTGGAGACAAGAGACTGCCGTGCGTCCTGTCCAAAGGTTACGTTGACGTACGAGAAATAATCCTGTACAGCCAGTTTGGCCTCTGACGCGATGATATTTTCGTCGTAGAGCGTCCTGTCCACAGCCACCTGCGTGGAAACGATCAAGTCCACCCACTGTGGCTGCTCAAACACGACACGAGTTGTAACCGGTTTACGCTCCTCCAGAAGAGTAGACACCTGCGAACGAATCACGGCATATTCAGGAGACAGTGGGTCGATAAGATTTCCATTCGAGTCAAGCGCGAGAAAGGTCACCATGACCCGGTTAAAGAGCTTAATATTTGGGTGAAGCTCTTCCTGCTCTCCCCACGCATTCGCCTTGTCAACGCCCTGAATCAATTGTGCCAGCGCAATGTAATCTCTCTTCGACATCGCCCTGAAAAGCGCCGACAACTGTGCCGGACCGTTACGCTTCGCGATCTCAATTGTCTCAGGATCGGCTCCTCCCGTCATCGCCTGCACATTCGAAGCGGTCAACGACACCGGACTACCATTCGTGTCGAGCACTGAAGAGGTTACCTGCGTCACCGTGCCAGCGGCAAGGTTGCCTGTCGTACCCAACGTGATGACGGCATAAACGTAGATATTCTGCCCGAGCGGAGGAACCTTACCGAATTTCCCATCCCCGAATTGAATGTAGACGTTCCCCTTTTCGTCCTCCACTGCTTCAAAAATCTGATCGTTGGCCTTCGAAGTCAAGAATGTCGTCACCCGTACCCACGGGATTGCCGAATTTTCGGTCGAGCCGATCTTAACCGTCAAGAGATCACGGGCCACATTCTGCACGCGCAGGACATAGCGCTGATTAGCCGTTCCATCCCCCTGAAACGTTTCAGGAGAAGTCAACCGCTGTCCCTGAATGACTCCTACCGTGACCGCTCCTGAAGCCCCGGCCTGTGGCTGTGTCAGGTAGCGGTCTTCGATGGTATAGAAAGAAACCGCGTCGGCCACCTCGCTCCGCCCCGAAAGCTCGGTTGCCAACGGAATCAGGATCGAATTGGCGTGTCCATTGACCGTCCCATAGGCGGGCGGAGTAGCGCTCGGGGCCACCGAGATCGTCACCTGCCCGCTGGCCGAGACATACCCCGGCACGTCGTAGGCGATCAGCTTCAGGAGATTCTTGACGTTGACTCTTTGACGCGCCGTGGGAAGCTGTGATTCAAGAAATTTCTTATCGAGGTAGAAGAGGTTCTGATCCTGCATTCCAATAAGAAGCTCCACGATAGCGATGCCGATATCGGACTCGTTGAGATCCGACCATTTACCCGAAGTCAAAAACGGGATGCGAGCGAGTAGCTCCTGCCGCAGAGTGCGAAAATCCGCATTCGTATATTGGACACGGGCAATCGGAGCGTCGGTCATTTTAGCTACCTACCTGCGCACCGTCCAGCCAGTTGAACTCAGAAACCGGAAGATGCATTTGACATTCAAAACAATACGTGGAGCCGTAGAATTTCGGGTCCCTTGCGTACGTCTCTGAAAGTGCGACTCCCATTTTCGTGCGCATCCCGCATTTGACGTGGACATACGTGTCGCGATAGGGACGCATAAAGGGTTTCATACGCTCTTCCTTGGACAGCACAAGGTACACTTCGTTTTGCGAACGAGGTCCCGTGTCCGGTCCATGCCCCAACCGAGGATCAAGCGGATTGTCGGTCACCCCCACGGGAATTTCCTTCTTCGCAATGAGCGGACTTTTTTTCCCGCGCGTGAACAGGCGAAAAATACTCATAGCGGCAACACCTGCCCCTGTGTGAAAATACGTCTTGACTCAGAGCCCGTTGCCAGTTCCGTCATCGGCGCAGGTTGCCTTACGAACGGAAATACGTAAGAGCCTTTCTGGTGCGTCTGAAGGACGTAGAATTCAATGGAGATTCCAACGTAGTGTGGATCATTCTCGTTCATCTGAAAGGTCACACGCGTAATACGTACCCGCTTTTCCCATTTCTTGAGCGCCTCGACAGTGTAGAAATTGAGAAGAGCGGTTGTGATATTATCGTTCGGCTCGAACACGAGATCGTACAGCCGACTATTATGAACAAAAACACCTGCTCCTACAGCGAAATTCTGTGTACGTGTATTGACGAGATCGAAAACCTCCAACTCTAGCGCCAATGGTTCCACAGACACGACTTTATGGTTGTGCCACTTGTTTCCCTTCGCAACCTGCGGGGCTAATTCTGAAAGAGCCACACGACGCTTCAAAGCCGCACGCGAAAGCTGAAAATGTTGGCAGACATAAGTGACTAATTCAGCACGGTTTCCGTCAAAGGTCAGCGGAGTCGCAAACTCCAATATACCCTGACGAGTTACGGACTTAAGTTTGTTTTTTCCAAGCTGTCTGGCATTTGTCCGCCCCGCCTCACTACGACTCCACGCGATCAAACGAGGAACACCGAACTGACGGGCATTTTCAGAACGAATAAGATGTGCCCTTTTCAATTTCTCCTGTCGAACCTGCTCCTTCCACCGCTCCTTCTCTACCCGCGCAGCAGTATTTTCCAAACGGCGCCTCGCGTGAAAAGCACGAAGCTTGATGGCACGCTTCACCCTAATATCCTCTCGATAGGCACAGTCTTCTTTGTAGCGTGTATTATGCCGCTGAATGGTTCTGCGAACCACGTTTAACATGCGTTCTCGTCCCTCACGACTGGACCACAGCGCGTGGAGAATACCCGTTTCTCGTGCGTGTACCGAATGCAGTTCGAAATGTTTAATCTTCCCAATAACCACAAGATTTTCTGGCGCGTTGTTACGCTTATTAAAATCAGCGTGATGAACAACTTTTCCCTTCATAACTTTGGGAATCAACAGACGATGAGTAGGAACCCATTTTTCAATACACGGTATATAAGTCTCCTCATATCCTCGTCGGTTGATCTGGCGATAAAGAGGCATGAGCGAATCGCCAGAAGACAAAGCATCCGCTCTTCGATACGTTCCGTCCCGCAAAAGAAACAGGTGATCTGGAGTGCATAGTTGTTCAGCCCCATCGTCCAGAAGAACTCGTACGACCTGCTTGAACCCCCTAGACACCGCGCCATCGGTCTTCACAGGAACTACATAATTCCCATCATTCCCATAGACCCATACCTCTCGGCCTACAAGATCCCGCATAAGAACTACCGTGCCGTCCAAAAGCGGAATTGGAGTATCCCCGGTCAAACACCCAAAATCAGGCACCATGAAACGCTCACCGGGGCGGGTCTGAAGAATCGTTTTAATGGAATCTAGAATTTTGTCTAGCCCATTCGCTGTCGTGACCGAGCGAACGCTTTTTCCTATACCAAAGGCAAACGGTACTTTCGCCCCTGTCCCGATGACATTGGCTGAGGCTTCAGACAGATCGAACGACGCCACCACGCAGCACTCTCTCCAAGAGGATAGTCATGGCTTCACGAAAATAGAGGTATGAAGCTGCCCGCAGGCCGCGTCATTGGCTAAGTCTAGAAAAACCCCACCGGGAAAAGCTGGAAGCCCGAAATCCAAAGGGTTACCTACCGTATCAAGAGCCTGCATGAGTCCGGCAAGCTGAATCGTTGGAACGGCTGGAACCAGCCCCGCAAGAGCCGCCAGATCCAACGGTGAGGTAGCGATGGTGCCGACCACCCCCGGAACCGAAACACCGACTATTCCGGCCACGGTGGATAGAAAAGAAGTCGTCGAAGTAAGAGCAGCCGTTAACGTCGCTACACGTTTTTCCAAAGCCTGACAACGCGCATGAAGTGTCTGGATTTGCCCGTTGAGTGATTCAGGAAGCTGTGGACATGCCATGATTTTTTTACTCGTTTGTAGTGATGCTCGAACCAGCGAAGGTCATCGAAGCACCGGTCTTGTCCTGAATTTTGATGAGATCCGATTCAAGGTCAACGAAATCCACTCCGATTTGGGGAGTGCCCCCCAAAGCAGAAACAACAGAACCGCTTCCAGAGATTATTCCAGCCCCTGATTTAGCTAGGATTGCCGCCGCGTTGGAAAGTGACATCCCCGACGCGGTAGCCTTGACGAGGATTGCCGCCGCGTTGGAAAGTGACATCCCCGACGCGGTAGCCTTGATGAGAAAAGCCACTGCATCCGTCACGTCTATTCCCTGCGCCGTTGTCTTGACTAAAAGCGCCACAGCATCCGTTAACTCTACCGCCTGTGCCGCTGATTTAAGCAACAACAACGCGGAATCTGTAGCGGTCAGATCCTTGGTAATTCCCTTTACCGAAAGAATTCCAGTATTGTTGAAAACCACATCTCCAGTAACCTCGCCCTTGACAGTAAAAACAGACGCGTCATCGTACGTCAAGTCTCCGTCAATTTTGGAGTTTCGCTCCTCGTACACAGTCTGCAAGATCGTCGCATCACCATCGAAAACATCTTCCGAAACGATGACATGAGCTTGTACAGCCAGCAAAGACGTAGAACCGGTGTACTTAGACCCGTAACTACTAACCTTCACTTTCGTCACGTTGAGCCCTGTACTGGTCCCTACCACGACACACCGTTCGACTTTCAGGCTGTCAGAACCCGCACCTCGCCCAACTGCGTTGATCCCATCTTCGATGCCAGAAACGTCCGGACACAGAACCATTTCAAAATCCGGGTTGACTAGCTTGATCCCGTGCCCGGCCAGTCCTGAAATAGACGCCACTTTCCGCAAACGCACGAGAGAATCCGTGGCGTCTATCCCATGGCCAGCCTGTCCAAGAATGCTGGCGCAGGATGTGGCATGAACCGTCGTTCCGGCCCCCGCTGTAATGCCATTTCCTGCCTTTCCGACAACAGTACTCTTGTTCGTGATGACCTTGCAGGAAGCACCAGCGTTGATCCCGTCGCCTGCTTCCCCGGACACCGATTCAGCTTGTGACACGACAATCTCGCATTCAGCGCCAAGGCTAACGCCGTGACCTGAATTACCTTTGACGAGCGAAGGACCTTTCAACACGACACGCGATTTTCCCGAAAGATTCAACCCGTGGCCAGCTTCCCCGATGATCGTATCGACAAAGAGTGCCGCCTTTGACGCGCCGCTGATCGTTCCACCATGACTTCCAAGCCCCTTTACCACAGCCACGTCATGCATGTTGAGCAACGACCCATCGGCCGCGAAAAATCCCTCTTGGGCACCTTCGATGTTTACCACGTCGTTGACATACAATTCAGAGTTGCTTTCGAGATGCACCCCATGCCGTCCAGCACCTTTGACCAGCACAACGCTGACAATCTGCCCGGTTGAGCCTCCTTTTAGCTCCAGACCGTCCTTGGCTCCCGACCGGAGTAACGCCCCTCCGAGCACGAAAACCGAATTCAGATTCGTTGTACGTATCGCCGAATCCCCCTGACCTTCGCACGTATCGAAGAACCGTATCTCCGCCCCGGCATGGTTATCGAGAAAGATGGCTGAATTTCCAGCCCCAAGAATCGTCGTGCATTTTTGCAGGCTCAGGAACCCATAGGTATCGCCGTATCCAGCGTTGACGGCTCCTTTGACGAGCGCGCAGTTCAACGCCTCGATACGCCCGTAGTCCTCGACCTGTAACGCGTAAAGCCCCGTTCCCTCGACAAGCGCACACTCAATGGCTTGAATGACTCCACGATCAGTCGCCCACAACGCCCGCGTACCCTTGACCGACGCACAATTCGAAAGTAAGGCATAGGACCCGGCAGCGGCTTTTACAGCCGCGGTTCCGTGCCCTGAAAACGTGGAGCGCGTGACACGCCCTTGCGAGCCTGCTTGGAAATCGAGCGCGATATCACCGCCAGAAAACGTGAGATTGTCTCCACGGAAAAATGACCGGGCTTTGAATCTCCACGGGGCGGTGATGGAGCCACCGAAAAGATCGGCTTTCGATTGTTCGTCAAGAGAGGCTTCCCCCGTAAATCCAGTTCCACGCGACATCAGAGACGAACTTTTTGCCACAATCGCTGCGCATACTCCTCCTTCAAGAAAAACGTTGTTGTTTCCGTTCAAATTGAGTGACCCAATCGTACAACCGTAGAAACGTACATGCACGTCTTTAGGAACATTCGCGTCTCCCGATTCACCGGAAATTACGAACGAATGCAAAAACCGGCCACGTTCGGTCAGATTGCGGTCTATCTCGGATTGAATGGACATCAGATTGTTGTGATGACCTCGGTTGGTGGTAACAGCTTTTCCTCGATATGGTCGTAGCGAAAAACCAGCCTCGCCCTGAGCGGCCCCAAGTTGGTGTAATCCAGATCAAAACCACGCTCGACGAGCTTCATGTTGTGGAAGGTTACAATCAGTTTTTCCGCCCCTTTTCGATCCATACAGGTCAACACTCCAGTGAACGTCTCCGTCAACATTTTTTCGAACCAGTCGTTGTACGGAATATCCTCACAGAGAACGATTTCCACACGAAGACAACGCTCCTTGTGCGGAAAGGTTGTGCCGCCTTCCACGAGAAGCGGCCAACACAGCCGTTTGACCACCAGATGAAAATAAGGCAGACCGATATCGAAGTCGAAATTCGCGGCTACGATAGGCTCAAACTTCATGCTGCCTCCCCTCCGATCTTTTCTCCACAGATTAACGAGTCTCCTTCAACAAGCAGATCCCCCTCGACGAGCAAGTCTCCCTTCATCGTCGTGCGCCCAAGGATCTCCAGCACACCGACATTGAGCCGGGCCACAACCGGACCTGCAATCTCAATGAACCCCGAGGCCGCATCGAAAATGACCTTCATCCCCGCGTCCCCGCCAGAGGAGGAGGCAAAGACGACCCGCCGCGAGCCCGCGTCCAGTTCCACCGAAATTTCTCCCTTGTGCCCGGCATAGTTCGTTTCGTCCCCCACGGGACGCGATATGAGCTTGATGCGCTCAGATCCTATGTGAGAGTGCAGGAGGACCGCCTGACCCCCGGCGTCCACGAGGAAGACCCGGACCTCGTTTCCCACAGTCTCCCCGACAGAAGCCGCTGAATCCCCCTTGGCGAGAGCGCTAAGGCCCCTCTGAGCCGCGTTCCCGAGGTTAGGCCCCTTCTGGACCTCAGCCTCCATGAAGAGCCCCTGACCGGCCCTATCGACAAGGGTAGTGCTCTCCCGCTCGTCCTTGTCGTCGAACACCAGCGCCGCCCCCTTGACGGACTTGGCCACGACCGCCACGTCAGGAGTGGCATGAAGCATCTGAAGCGCCTCCAGAGGCATCTCCGGCCCCTTTGGACCAGTCCAGACATCCCCGCTGCCCGCCATGGAAATTTCGTGCTTCGGGAAACCCATCGTTCGAAGATACTCCTGCGCCTTCTGGTTGATCGCGTAGAAGCCCCCAAGGTAGATTGGAAATTCCGGGTTGCCGGACACGAACATCACCCACACCGTCGAGCCAACGGGCGGGATCATAAAAGAACCGTAGTCATTCCCACCTGCGTACGGGAGACACGGCATAGCCCACGGCAAATCCTCAGTGGCGATTTTCGTTTTTGGATCACGCCCCTGTGGGCCATGAAGCTGGTAGATTCTGACCTTGACCCTCCCCTGCTGAAGCGGATCGGCTACATACTCCACAAGACCGGGCCACGGGCCATCTAGACGACGAGACGAAAGCTCGTCCTTGGGGACGTTCGGCCCGAGCGTATAAGGCGTTTCAGCCATCATGTGAGTGTCCCCGAAGCGGTCTCTCCACCCTTGGCACCGGTCCGCCACAACTCCATCGTCGTTTCGTAACGTCCTTCTGTGATTTCATGTTTGATGCCCATGCACATATAGAGCCCCGATGTCCAATGTAACCCGCCATCTTTTTTCTGTACGCGCACCTCATATTTCTTGAACGGTTTCAAGTTTGGATCTCCGACAACGGTCAAAGTCGCCGTCATGGCCGCGAACCAAGCGTACCTGTACCACCAGAATTTCGACTCACGCTCACCAAAGAATTTATCCGGCTCCACCTTAAAAATCCGACCGGATTCTTGAAACTCGGTGTCCGAGGCTGGTTGCTCGATACGTGGTGCAGCAGGGTCCGTATGCGAACCCTTACCAGTTCCCTTGTCGTGGCTCTTGAGGTTGGCACTTTGCCCCGTGTCAGTCAGGTCCAGTGTGGGAGTCTGCGAGGAACCCCAAAGCAAAACTGACAGGAGATTGCCAGCATACCGCGGCGTGAAAGCAATGACCTCCGTCTGACGCTCACGCCAGATGAAAGTCTTTACAGGCTTCTCTTCCATTCGCGGTGGATGAAAGTGCAGCGTTGGCGGCTTGGTTTCATAGTCGAAATAAAGCACGTAGCCACTCGCCTTGTCCTTTTGTCGGCACGCCTGCTTCTGAAGCTTGTTCAGAATAAACCCGAGGTCGGTCTGGTGCTGCGGAAAATTCTTCTGCTGCAAATCAGATTCATCAAGGTCCTCGCGGTACTCGACAGGTTCGCAGTCCTCCACATCGTCTTTGAAACCAGCGTCCGCGGCAATCTCCTTAACGATCTCGTGAATTTTCTTGCCGGTCCACGGGCGGGTCTTTATTTTCTTGTGCATGTCCATGCCGAGCAGAAGACCCTTCATGTGGATACGAATTCCATCAATCAGGAATTGTGGAACGTACTCCAGAATGTAGCCCGTGTACTCCTTGGATTGCCGCCCGGTCGTATATCCGAACTTGAAGGTACACTTCCCCTTGGATTTCGTGATAAGCCCTTCGACAAAATCGTACTCAGGGTCGAACAGTGTAAAGTGAAAATTCCCGATCTCCTCGACCTTGAACGAGCATTTGAAAGCTTCGAGATGCCGTGGACGCCCCCCCTCCGTAGTCGTAACCGGCGTACCTGCGATGGTCAACCACGAAAAGGCGACGTGTGGGTTCGGAGCGTAGTCAGATGGAGAAAGCGTCATTGCAGAATTCCGAGCGTCCTCAAAGTCACCTTGTTCGGAATTCTGAGAATCATCCCGATTTCCAAATCATCGACGGGGAACATGAGGTTATTAGCTTCGGCAATCACCCACCAAAGCTCGGGCGTTTTATACCAGCGGTATGAAATGAGATCCAGCCGCCGTTCATCTTTTTCCGCGACTTCATGGTATACATCCTGCGGAGAAAAAGGAATTTCAGGCGGAATCCACGTCCCCCAAAACATCTCCCCACTTTCCCGATAGACACTCTGCCTGAAAAACCGGGAGTAGTCGTGTACGATCTCGGAATGCTCAGCGAGAGGAAGAAGCTCGTTCGTCGTAGCCATCAGCCTGCCCCACCCATCCGATCATAAACATCCAGAGGATCGTCCAGCGTTTCCTCGAACCTCATGGCGATGTTGACACCGTGGGAAAACCCCGGACCGAGATCCCACACGTTGTCACGCGCGTTGATGGACAGCTTGGCGTTCGTACACACACCCTGCATTTCAATGTTTTCACCAATATGAACGATGCAGAGATGTGGAGGCGCGATACTGTCGCTGTAGTCTGGATACGGTAACGCCAGCAGAAAATCCATGTCCTGTTTGACCTTGCCGGGACTGCGGCCATCAGCCGCGGTTGGACTCGCCCACATTCTGACTGTAAAGGAAATAGTACGTGACGGTCCTGATTTGTACCCACGAAGAGGCGAGGAACGCCCTAAAATATCGTACAACGCCCAATTAGAGCCCTTGTCGTCTTCGATGGTTTCAGGAATAAACTGGAAGATGAACTGGTCACCGATAACGGTATCGAGAATGAAAGCGTTGTCTGGAGTAGAGTAAGACATCTCACCCCCCCTGCATCTGGTTCACGGTGTCACCCTCGTGCGTGTAAATAGGTGCCGTGTGTCCCGTTCTCTTCTGGAGCGCGGCAAGCGTCTGTGCCAACAGAGCATTGGCTTGACGTAGCTCGGAAATGATCTGTTCGTCTCCCTGTGTTTTTCCTTTGAATGGCTCCGGGAATTTCGCTATCGCAGCAACAACAGGAGCAGCAGTCGTAGTTTTTGCCGCCATGGTAGTTTCCGGAACGGCTTTTCTTGCCTCCGCCACTTCGACGTGAATATGGGGCGCCCACTGGCTCTTATCCTTCAACGCGGCAGGCGGCTTGGTTTCGTAGACCGCCTTGGTAGCGCCTGCACGCAAAGCATCAGCGATGAACGTTTCAATTTGCTTTTCACTCTTTCCCTTTACCGAGAAATCAGCCGCGCGCCCTTCAGGATGTAGACTACCGGGAACATGCGCACCCCCCGTTGTAGACGTTTCACTGAATTTTGATGCAGCAGCAAGCGCCTCAATCGGAGCAAGCGTTTTGGCAGTGCTGACTGGTTTGGGTAGCGCCGTGGCAGCCTTTTCCTTACGATACTCCTCCATTGAGACTACATTTGAAGGCACGGCTGGCTTGACAGGCGCAGCAGCCTTGGTCTCAGTGAGAAATTTCTCAGTCTCCGTGGTGACCGCAGGCGCTTTCCTCGCCGCTCTCGCCGCGTGACTGGCTTTCAACTCCTCCTCGGTAAAGGTTCGCTTCCCCTCTCCCATAACCGCCGTTCCTTGAGAGAGTCCTTCAGCCGCTTCTTTACCGAGAAGGAGATCCCCGATCTTTGTTTTCCACGACTCCGGCAGAATGTACTTGTTGATGAGCGTACCAAGAATCCCACCAATAGCCGCGCCAGCGAGAACGGTTCCGACAACGGCTGTAACACTCGCCACACCTGCCACACCGGCTGCGCCAGCCCCCGCACCAGCAGCCCCTGTAGCTCCGGCAGCAACTTCTCCAACCGCACCAGCAGCTTTTCCGACTCCAAGCAGCTTCGCAAGCTGAGGCAGAATCATCCGGAAAGACAGGAGGTTGGCGCCAAGCTGTATACCAAAACCAATTAGACTCATCGTGAGAGGATCGAGCTTGCCCACCGCTTCCGCGAGTTTCCCGGCTCCCTTGTTGAATTCTTCTGAAGCCCTCAACAACACTTCATAGACGCCCTTTTGCGACTCAATAAGCGGAGCCATCAATTTTTCCTGCCCCCGCTCCCAATTTTCCGAAGCGGTCAGGAATTCCTTCATTGCATTTTCGATGTGGACTGCCGCCTTTTCTCCCCCCTCCATGAGTTCTTTGGCGGCTTCCGCCTGTGGTGTTTTCTCAAGTCCACCTCGTGCCACGGCTGCACGCCGCCCCCCCTCACCCCCCGGCAACTGAAGCTGTGTTGTGGCCAACTCCACACCGAGCGCTTGGCCCATCGCAGCGTGAGGTAACCCACGCCCAAGACCGAACATATTTTCTGCCGCTTGATTTTTAACCGCGGTGACTTTTTCCAGTGCGCCTTTAACACCGTTCACCACGTCATCGAGCATCCGCATGGCTTCTTCCGGGCTTGCCCCACCAAGAACGAGAGACTGAATGTTCTGCTGGTATTCCCCGAGACCTCCCTCCGTGATGCTCGTGAGATCCTTGACAGCGGATTCTGTGCTGACACCGTATTTCGCCATCGCGGCAGCGGCATTGATCGTGGACGTGGCGATGTTCTTGGTAGTCTCTGCGTTCGCGTTAAGCTCGAAGCCGACATATTTCAGACGATCATAGAGTTCAGCCTGCTGCTTGATATCCAGTTGAGTCAGCTTCGACAGAGCCGTAGCGTGACCGACCTGCTGATCCAACGCCTTTCCTTGCAGATCGTAGTAATTCTGGAAATTCGCCGTCATCGTGGCGGCGTCCTCAATCAACATTCCCGTCGCTTCGTGCAGTTCGAACGCGGCCTTGGCGCCTTCTTTGAAGGACGTTGGAATGATCTTGAATTTAGCGAAGGCTACACTGATTTTCTCCAGTTCTTCCGTTTTGGCACCCGTAAGTGCCTTGACCGAAGTTGCCTCAGAATACCGCCGCCAAATGTCCTCCTGAGTCATCATGGTGAGCTTGGCACCCTCAGCCCCGACCTTGTAGGTGTCTTCTGCGGCATCCCTGAGTTTTTTTGCCGCCGCAAAAGCCAAACCACCAAGCGCCGTCGCGCCTACACTGATCCCCTTGATACGCTTTATATACTCCTCGACTGTTCCAAAGAAACCACCGATACCCGGCACCCCTCCCGGTGGTGCCCCTCCTCCCGGCAGCATTCCCGGCGGCGTTTTGAACCCCGCCCCCGCCTGCTGAATAGCCTTCGGTGCTTCACGCCCAAAAAAAGCGTAATCAGCCAGCACCTTACGAATGACTTCCTCGTTCGCACGAACCCAAGCACGCCCGTCCTTTTCGTTTCGGAGGAACGCCTCTCCGAGCACAAGAGCCATGGCGCTACCCTGTGTCTCAATTTCACGAAATGTTCTCGGTGTCTCCAGCCCGGCAATTTCCGAAACGAACTTCTTGGCATCGGCTGCCGTACTCGTCGAGACACGTTTCGTCGAGGTCCCAACCAGTTCGACAGTGCTCTGAAACGCCTTGGCGGATTTTTCGAAGAGCTTCTGCTGCTGTGTCGAATGCGTATCGAGATGTGCAGTGAGCTTCTCAGCCCCCTGTATCATCCTGTCAGTGGTTTTTGCGAACGCCGAATCGACGTTCTTCAGCGTCTCGGAAAGGGCGTCCTCGGCTCCGAGATAGAAACTGAATCCCTGAGCGTCAATTCCCTCACCACCGCCAACAGTTCCCGGCGGAGTTTCATCGGCCACACATCACCTTCCTGCCTGATCTTTCAATTCCTTCAACAGACGCCGCACAAACCATTTCCGGTCATAAACCGGCATGGCTTCTAAAGCTTCCCACGATTGGTGCTCGTGGTACATCAGCAGGTGATACTCCTCGTAAAGGTTCTCACGCTCCACGTCGTTGAGTACGAAAAAAATCGCCAGTGAAAGGCAGATCCACCCGAAAGAAATCTCCACATCGCCCGTTCGTACAAGTGATGTCCACTCCGGTGACCGCGCCCGGCGTCACATCGTCGATGGCGTTCTTCAGCGCCGAGCAATCCTCGCCGATCAGATTCTCAATGAAAGTCATTGCTGTCTGGATTTCAGGTGTCTTCCCGTTGATCGTGACGAGCGCCTTAGCGAGACGATAAATGAAGCTAGGATCTTCAAGCCGGGCTTTCGCCTCTTCCCGTCTGGCGTACTGAAGAATCTCCGCTTCATCCTTGCCACGCAGAAGACGGAATTGCACTGTAGCTTGTGAACGAGGCAGCGTAACAGAAAACGGCTCCGCCCACTCGTCCTTGGCCCACAGAATCTTGAAATCAGAAGGGACCTTAGAAGTATGGTTTACTCGGGCGCTGCATGACGGACACTTAGTCGTGAACGTGTAATCCTCTCCATAGCTGTTGGAACGCAACACGAAAAGCAAGTAGAAACGGTCACTCGTTAGAAGCTCCTCTACCGGTGGACCAGTTTTCATGCAGCGCTTAAGGAGCGTGTCAAAAATCGTCGTGATGTTCGAAGCCCCCATACCGGACACGAGCGCTTCCTCACGTCCGGTCATGGGGAACATCTCGACAATTCCATCGGGGCAGGCCGCGCCATAAAACTTCCCTCGCGAGGGCAATTCAACGCTGCCTGCCGTACGAGGCTGGATTTCAACAACCGGTGGTACGGGCTTGAGATTCGTGGTCATCGCTCTCTCCTTCTCTTCTCTCCGCTTTCGCCTTTTTTTCATGGGGTCAGCAGTGAAGGAGAAAACGACATTACAGGGTCAAACCAAGGAACCTAATGTGATTTCAAAAAAGTGGCATCGCCTTATCGCACTCCAACGTCATCGTGATCGTGTGAACAGCAGTTCCTTCCGCGTAACTCACACCCTCATCCTTGACGCTTGAAGGCCAAATACCAATCATCTTGAATTTCTTTTCCGCGGCACCGTCCGGTCCGATAAAAGAAAGCTCCCCCTGTTTCTTGTAGGTAGAGGCGAGCCCGGTGTTACCAGTCGCAGGGTCCTGCACGAGCTTTCTCCACGCCATCAACGCAGAATAAACAGGCTGGTCCACAAAGTCACGCACGACCAGCGGAACGCTCGCCCACTTTGCCTGACCCGCCACCTTGATGACTTCATTCAGGTATGGAAGGTTGATGACTTCGTTCGTGCCATCCGGCACGCCAGCGGACACACAGGCGAGCTTGATAAGCTCCGCCCCCGGCACTCCGAACAGGTTGATTTCGAAATCGTATTTACGCTGAGGCTCGAATCCTCCGCCCTGTGGAGCTAGGTGAGCCGCGCTCATTCTGGCCATCTAAGTACCTCCAAACCTGCCGTCGAGAAGATAGTCTCCGGTGGGTTATGCAACCTGAGTCGGGTAGATTACGAGAGCAACATATAGCGATCTAGCCCCGTTACCACCTCCAGAAGCAGAACTGTAGCCCCCTGACGCTTCCGGCATGTGGTAGAGCAACGAATCCCCCGCCTTCCCAAGCGTTATAAGCGGGTAGGCGTTCATGTCAAACTTTTCCCCTGCCGGAATTGTCGGACGCCCGCTATCCGGGAAAATGTTCATCTGATTTCTAGTGAGGAGGAGATTGAAAATCGTTTGCCCGCCACCAATGGGACTTGCTGGAGTGCCTACGTATGCAATAACCCGGTCTATGTTGTAGCTATAAGGAATAGCAGCCCGAATACGGTCGTCCGCGTCATAATTTACTTCCTCGAAAAACACTGTAACATCAATTATTCCGTTTGCATCTGTAGTAGGTGCGTTGAACGTAATGAGGATCTGAGGAGAAGGCCAGAGATAGAGCCTTGAAAAGTCTTTCATCCCAACGCTGATTCCACTCACGCTAAGCCCTACAGCGGCATCGAATCTCTGCGTATCACCGTCAACCCCAACATCAAAATTAACAGGTCCGGCAGGAACCACGACACAATTGGTTGCAACTGCTGAAATACGTACGTTGGCACCCAACCCTAGATCGGCACTCGTATAAATTGTTGTGACACCACTTGGAATATATAGCCGCTCACGCCATCTTTTTTCAACCTTCATCAGGCGGCTTTCAGCCCCAACCACCCCAAATACGATGACTTGAGCATTCGGCTCCCAAAAAATACGGTCGTCTTGGATTGAAGTGACCGAGCTAGGTCCGCCGACTGCATCGCAGATCAATAGCGCACCGGACACGGGCGGGTTTACATACGGAGAATCGTCTGCTACTGCGACAAACGTACCATCCGGTTTGAGCCAAATCCGGTTGTTGAAGTTCGCCGTTACAGGAACCTCGGTCACAGTTGAGATGGCAACCAGTGCTCCAGCGAGACGTGCGCGCAACGTTCCGATAATGACACTGAGCCCAACGCCTACGGTCGGTTTTCCACGTCCATTCACAGCAGTCTGTAAGACATCTGACTGAGAAATAATCGAAGTCCCGCCCACACGGTAGTAGACCGTCACCTGCCCGATGGACAGAGAGAGCGCCGGAAGATCCGGAAGCACCGAGCTTCCTATTACCGCCCTTGCTCCCTTAACGACCACTGGTCCGATTTCAGTGATCCCGTCACCTTTCGATTGCACGAGACGCGCTGTGTATTCCTCGCCTGCCGCAAGCCCCTGACCATCCCCGTCCAGTTGATTGAGTTCAAGCGCGTGCGTCTCCGTGACACGGTATGACACTCCCTGAAAAACATACCAGCTTCGCGTCAGAGATACGGAAGCACTACCGTCAGCAGTCACCACCGGAGCTTCAACGAATTCACTGATGGTGGAATCACCGACACCCGGCAGGATGCCTTGCCCCTCTTCAGGAAGACGGAGCGTCCCAAGACCATCTTTCGTAACGAATGGGTTGTCAGCGGACGGGGCGGTTGGAAATCCCGTGAGCGCGGCTTTCTGTTCCGCGGTAGAGGCCACCACCTCAAGCGCCTGAATTCGGTTAATGAACGGGGAGAAATCGGCTCCAGATGCCAGACGCCGCACGTGCTCGATATTTTCGGCGATTATTGGGACAAGAGCACCGTCAATGCGGGCCACGGCTCCAACACGATCTCCACCCGCCACATCAGGATATGTTGTGCGGTAGACGGTGATCTTGTCAGCCGAAGGCGCTTTGGTCGGCAAGTTACTCTTCCTTTTTTTCCACCAACACCTGCGTGCCAGCCACAATATCAGGAGGCGTTGTCGTAACAACCGAATGCTCAGGCACAATGCTGACCGTCGTCGGGGCGTCTCCACTGATTTCCACACGGCGATTCGGCCCTACATACGGCGGGGCCATTGGTCCCGGCTTGGTAGAAATAGTCCGGTAGATGAACGCCGCAAAATCACAAAGACCAGACACGATCAAAATGACCTTATCCGTAGCCTCGTTCGCATCCACACTCGTGCCATGAAGAACACCCGTGATCGCCAAAAGCTTCAGGATGATAGACACCGCAAGAAAAAACAGCGTCCTGTATCCCGAGAGCTTGCCGGATAAGGCGGCGAACCACGCGATTATTTTCATGCTGTGCCCCCTGTGGAAAAAGCCCTCTCTTTCCTGAGTTTATCTACCCATTGAAGAACCGGGCTGGTGTACTTGTAGTAATTTTCGTGCGTCGGATGTCCGGCATTGTAGGCCGAGATGGCGTCCTGCATATCGAAACCACGGGCAAAAAGACCAGCAAGATGACGCGCTCCATATGCTAGCCCGACATCCATGTTGCACAACTTGGTGAAAAAGATTTCACGAAATCCGTGCTCTCTCGCCACGGCTCCCATCACCTGCATGAGCCCCCAACTCGCCTGCTGCCCCCACCACTCCTGATCTAGCTGCCCACCAAGTTTATGGAAATCAGCCGGTGGAATTTCGGATGCGTTTTCATCAGCGGTCAACGTCCGAAAAGGCTTCCAATCGCGAACATCCCACAGGTAACGATATTTCGGTTCCGGATTCCATGCTGATGTTTCACCACCAGACTCCTGCATCACGAAAGCAGCGAGCAGGTATACATCTAGCTCGTGACGTGCCGCGACGGCGGGAAGAGCAGCAATGACAGGCGCAGGAAGATACATTCTAGACTTTCAAAAAAGTAGGGCCGCTGGCACGTTGAAGTCCGTACTGCGGCCCTATGGGGTTACACATTCAACGTTCCGGCACGAGGATCGCGCCAACCGCGAGACGGAAACGACGGATAGATGTAGTTGTCGCGTCGGTTTTTCGAAGCTCCAACACGTCCTCTGGCCCGATCCACTCCAATATTTCACCGCTGATTGGAACCGCTTTCCATCCCCCGCCACCCACTCGATAGTCCAAGTAAAACATCGCCGGATCACCGGTTGCGCTCGCCTTGAACCGTAGCTGCGCACGAACGCTGAGCACAGGCGTACCAGAAGGAGTCGGGAACGACACTGGAAATGTTGGTGTGACAGTCGGTGTCAACGTAGGAACAGGTGTCGGTCCGACAGGAGTAGCAGTCGAGACCGCAGTCGGTGTCCGTATCGGGACCATGGTCGGCGTCCACGTAGGCGCCGGAGTCGGAGGGGCAGCCGTAGGCGGAGGAGGAACCGTTGGCCTGCGGGTCGGCAAGGGCTGTGGTTGAGCGAGTATCATATTTGAAAAGAAAAGCAGGGCGACAGGGATTAACCGTCGCCCCACAAGAATCAACATTCGTCTCACCGTCGAATCTTAGCCGCCGCTCGGTCCACCACCGGTCTGAACATTGGCAAGGAACGATTCGAGAGTGAACCCCTCGTACTGGTCTAGGTTCTGAGGCGACATCGGATTCGCTCCCGGCATTTCGATCAGACCACCCTTGATCCCGGCGCAGGCGAAGGTTGGGTCGCAACGGCGATAACGGCTCGTCTGGTACTCAGGCGTGGACATCGACCAGAGACGCCGAAGCTCAGCGTCCGCCTTGTCAAGTCCCTCGCCCCACTTCGCCCTGTTTCCAGCGTACGTGTACCCTTCCGCCAGCCGTGCCTTGACTTCCGGCAGGTCGAGCGGATTGCACGGGCCGATGTCTTTCTGCTCGTTTTTCGACCCGAAACGCGGACTCGCCGGATACAGGAACGGTGGTTCTGAAGAGACCGGCGTTGGCGCGGGGCCACTTTCATACTTTGCGATCAGGACTTTCAGTTCGTCGAAGAAGCTCATGGGTCCTCCCTTTCCTTTCTACAGTTCGTAGTGGGGGCCGTAGGGATAGTCACTTCTCCGGCTTTTGCTCTCGATCAAGCGGACACCCGCTGAATGGACATATTTGTTGACTCTGTTCTTTTTCAAGCCGATCAACTTCACGCTGGAGCCGCGATACATCCATTAACACGTTCGCGTTCTCAATCCGCTCGTGCGCACACTCCTCATAAAGCTTCCAGTATTTTTCTTTCCAAATATCGACCTTCTCGTCAAGGTCCTTATTATCCGACCGAAGGATAGCCATATCGGCAACACCTTGGTCAATTCTGCGCACACTGGAACCGAAACGATTTTCCAGTAGCTTTGTGGCAAGCGCCGTCGCTGCGACGATGACGGAGCCGCCAATTGTGAGAAGAATTGGATCATTCACTCTTCTTCTCGTGGCCATTTAGACCAAGCACAGTCCTAAGTGAAAGTGCTGTAAGCGCCGGAAAAATAATCTGTGCCGCACCCGCTCCAGTCGTGATGATAGAAAGAAACGTACATAGCGCAAACGCCGGAACAGACACCCACGCACACACCTTTCGAGCGGTAATACCTTCCTTCGCCCACGCAACGAGAATGCAACCACCAAGAATAACAAGTATAAAGGGCAAAAAAATATACGGTCCCGGCATACGGTCAACCGTCAGGAAAAACGGTGCAGCCCGTGTACCATGCCAGATACCAAGCGTAGCGTAACCAGTAGAAAAATAACCGACGACCACTTCACTAAGGTCGGTTGGCCCGATCAGAAGACGATGGAAAAGACGTGCAATTTTACGTTTCCGCCGCTCTACTTTATTTATGCGCGGCATCTCATCAGTGCTTTCAAACGACTCGACCATCTCGCTCATTTTTTCCCCCCGATGAAGGTATCCTTCGAAAGCCCGGCAAGGCGGAGAAGGTGCTCAACAGGAAGAGCGCTGATCGGCCACGATTCAGCGTTACCAGATTTCGGGTTCACGTAATTCAGACGCATGGCGCCGTCTGCGTCTAAAGCTTTGTAGTCTCCCGGCGTCTTGTTAAAGGCGAGGTTTTCGAGTTCAGCGCGAGTCACAGGTCACACCCAAGGAGTGCTTCAACAATACTCTCAGTCTCCGACCCTTCCGGCCACAGTTCATTGAAGACTCTGGCCATTTCGTTGTAATCCGACTCATCCCACTTCGTGCGCCCACCCGCCCTCATATGGCGGTTGGCTTCATCCTTCGCAGCAGCCATGGCCAACTCGTATGTCATTTTTGGCTTTGATTCGGTGGTTTTCTTTTTCGTCAACCAAATGGACCCACCAGTTACGGACGACACCCGGTAATCGGACAGATTCCAGAGTTCCCTGCGAAGGTCGTCCGGTAGCTGGTCAGGGATCGTGTACACACCCTTATCGTACACCTTACCGACGACGGGAGATTTTTCCAACCACTGAGCGAGGGTCATGGGTTAAACTCACTTACCCATTCACCGATCACATCCACAAGCTGATCGAAGTAAACCATGTCCAACGACTTCAACTTCGTGACACTGCCCCCATTGCCGAGCTTATGGAGAGTGACCGAATATTCGTCCATTCCCTCGTCATACTTGATGGTGATTTTACCCCGCTTACCGACACGGAACATCAATGAGTCAGACGACTTTATGAATTCTCGGGCACCCCACGCTGACAGCCCGCCGAGCCCGCCTCCGCCGCTCAAGGCACGAAGTTGCTGATAAATCGTGTCGGCTACATCCTCCGTGAAAAACGCTTCAACGATAGACTCAACTTCCTGACTACGATAATCAGCGTCACAGCTAGTCGGCGTATCTCCACGTGCGCAGTCCCGGCACTTGATACCGGAATCTTTTTCCAGACACATCGGAGAATGGTCTACGGGTCTCCCGCACTCGGTACACGGAATGGCACCTTCTCTAGCCCACGCTAGACAATTAGGATGCCCACACGCCAGTGCTTCGGCCACGATTTACGTCCACCTGAAGCTGCCGACAGTGTTTCCATTGATGTCCCGAATGTTGATGGAATCTCCGGGGTTCAAATTACCGGACGCGAGAGACTGAAGAATTCGAGCCAACTCCAAGCTCGGTTCGTCAGTGAAAGCTTCGTTATCGGTCTCAATCAGAATCGTGACCTGCCGCCCTGCCCGCGCTTCCTGCAACGATTCACTCGTACCATCGTCTTCTGCGTCATAAATCTTCAGGCACTTCGGGCAGGTCACCCAATTGATGTCTGCGTATGATTCACCAGAAGTGGCACCACATACGGAACCACCACGAGTCTTCAGCAGGTGAACGTACGTCGTTTCATCGTCCTCCAACAGTCCGCGCACGACCTGCTCAGCCGTAATTTCCTTCATGAAAACGTGTCCTCAGTGTAGATATCTCCACGCACAATAAAGGAAATGTGACGCTGACTTACACCATAGAAATCCGCAATGGCCTGTTGCGAAAACCTACCCGATGCGTACCATGCCTTGATTTGCGTAATGTCTTCCTTAGAAAAAAGCCGTTTACGCAAACCAGTGCGCATCGCGTGTTTCTTGTTTTCGCTATTTGTCACCCAACTCAAATTATTGAGATGACAATTTGCTTTATTGCCGTCCTCGTGATTGGCCTCCATGCCAACAATCGGCGGTTCCCCCTTGAAAGCAAGCAGTACAGCCCGATGAAGCGATACCACCTTTGTTTTTCCATCCACACATGGCATCACAGAATGATACCCTTTACGGTCAACACGAGAACGCAGAACGTAACCGGGACGTGTTCCTCCGTGCCTTCCCGGCGCTACTCGCATGACTTGTCCTTCGTTCGATATCATGTAATACCCTTCAAACCCGAACAACGATCTCCATTCAGCCATACTACCCTCCTAGAAGGATAGTATACCAAAGCTAGAAAGTCTAGACTCAAAAAACGAGATCCTCAAACCGGGCGCCCGTGGCCGTGAGCACGAATTTCACTTCGAGGAATTCAGCGGCCTTCACCGGTTTCATCGCCACGACCCCGTGCATTTCGTTCCTGTCAATGGCATCAGGCGGGTTCGTATCCTTGTCGCAGATGACCTTGTAGTCGTATACGCCCCGATTCTGCTTGACCATCTCCATGTAAGGTTCCACGAGATTCACGAAAGCCGCCCACGTAATCGGATCGTTCGGCTCGAACACAAGGTACTTGACCGCTGTGGCAATAGCCTTCCGCAGATAAAGCACAAGACGCACGACATTCACCCGGTCAAGAGCGCTTGGCTTTCTCTGAAGCGAACGCTGACCGAAGACCGTGATTCCGTCCTTGCGGAAATTCACAATCGGGTTGACCGCGTTCTGATTGCCGTAGAGGTAATCCCGCTCTCCAAGATCCGGGTTGTGCTCGATTTTCAACGGCTGGAGCAAGTGACCACGATTGAGACCGGCAGGTGCGATCCACGTGAAGGTGTTGTAGTCCGTGAACGCATACACTCCACCGACAAGACCCGAAGGCGGAACCCAAACCTTCATTTTGTTCGTGGCGTCGTAAATCTGGAGCCATGGCCAATACAGAGCGCCATAGAACGTATTGAAAGCCTGATGATCCGAGTAGGCGCCAGCGCCGTTGTGCCAGTCCACGACCTGCTGCGTCGAGAGCCCGAGCGGCGGGTCCACGATGGACATGCAGTCACCGCGTGTCGAACAGAGCAGCAGCATCTCGTTGATGACTGCTGCCGAGGAAACTCCCGGCACGGCCAGCAAGTTCAGGTCGAAATCCTCCGCGTTGGCGAAAATCTGGAGTCCGGTTTTCCCCAAGGAAGTGGTCGTGCCGATATAGTCGGCATCCGTCACCGAGGCAACTCCATCGTCTCCACCCGTAAGGGTTGTCGTACCAGCCTCGGGGATGACCGAGGAAGAGCCATTCTGGTCCACCGTAATCAGAGTGGAAACCTCATTGATGGCCGTCTCCACGAAATTCACGTCTGTTGAAGGTGTCACAAGAAGGTTGTCGAATACCTCCGCGAAGCCATCTCCCATGTAAACCCGCAGGCTGAACGCTGTGGCTGAAGCGTTGGCCGCGGGACCGATGACCACCTT